ACGCGGCCGCCACCTCTGAAAAGGTAGCGGCCGCCAGGCCTGCACCGCCTCGATACAAGTACACCGGGCCTAATGTGGCCCGCATGAACTTCCCCGCTCTGCGCTTCGCCTTCCGGCCTGCGCTACTTACCGATAACCAAATAACGGCCATCCTGAATCAGTACCCGGACATGATCCGCTACTTTCAGGACTCCCAAGCCGAGACCTAATAGTGTGTGACTCTTATTATTATTAAGGGATGACTTGGAAAGCCCCCGCTCCGTGATGGTGTGGGGGCTTCTTTTTTTTTGGCATCACGTCCTTCTAGCCCCCACCCCGCCGACGGACCTTGCCAGTATGGCAACTATGCAGATAAGCATTCAGGAGGTGTACAGCCGCATCAAAACGGGCGAGGATGGGGATTTCACCCTCCGCATCATCAGGAGCAGCGGCAAGCTAAAAGGACACGAAAAAGTGTTCGCCCGGGCGAGATACGGTGCGCCGGAGCAAGTGACACACACACCGAAAGGCAAGCGAGACAAGGCCGCAGGCATCCGCCTGGCTAGTGTGGGCGACCACCTGGAGAACGGCACCATCCCCATCACAGACCTCGAAAAGCGGCAGTACAAAAGCCCGCTGATTTCCCATATCATTGGCTACAACGGCCGCAAAGTAATCCACTAATATGAGTGCAATCCTATCAGAAGGCGAAGGCTACGCTATTTTAGCCGCTGGCGCCTTGGTCGTCGATCGTTCATCTCCATCCGGCAGCAAGGCCCCGGCCGACATGATCGGCAAACTGATGAGCGTTTCCGCCGGCAGCACCCAGGCGAAGGTCATGGGCTGGGGTGCTGACAACCAGCTCCCGAACTACCGCGAGACGCTGGTGGCCGACAATAACATCGTTCCCAGCCTATTGGCCACCCGCAGGAATATCACCCTGGGGCGCGGCCTGATGGCCTACCGCGAGGAGATAAATGCGGAGGGAGAGGAGAAGATGATCAGGGTGAAGATGCCCGCAGAAGCAAAGGCCTTCTTCGAGACTGTAGACATCGACGACTACCTGGCTACCCAATGCCGAAACCTGATGTTCCACGCCGCCTACCCCACCGAGTTTATCCGAGACAAAAGCGGGAAGGTGAAGAAGATGCGCGCCCTACATTGCCGCCACGTGCGGCTGGGCGAGCAAGACAGCCGGGGCAAGGTGAGGGAAATGTACTGGAAGGGGCTATGGGGGAAGAAGCGGGCAGGCTCAGGCGTCGAGACCGCCGACCAGCCAGCCCAACGACTGCCGATGTACCTGGCCGACAAGAAACAGCCAAAGTTTGGGTTGTGGGTGGTCGATGACCTGCTTTGCAACGACGAGTACTACCCCATCCCCTACTGGTGGGGCTCGGAGGAGTGGATCAAGCTGGCCAACCAGATACCACTTTTTCACTTGGCCAACCTGGAACATGGCTTCTCCATGAGGTGGCACATCGAAGTGCCGAAGGACTACTTCCTCAACGCGAAGGCCATCGAGCAGATCAGCGACGCGGACGAGAAGAAGAAGGCCATAGATGCCGCAACCTCGAAGAAGCGCCAATTCCTGACCAAGCTCAACGAGACCCTCCAAGGCCTCGCCAACGCAGGCAAGACGGTGGTGACCGAATACGACGTGGACAAGGCAGTCGGCAAAGACTACCCCGGCATTAAGATCACGCCGATGAGCTACGACATGAAAGACAAGGCCCTCATCGACCTGTTCGACGCCTCCAACGCCGCCAACATGAGCGCCCAGGGCGTACACCCTACCCTGGCGAACATCCAGACGCAGGGTAAGCTCAGCTCCGGCAGCGAGATCCGCAACGCCTTCCTCATGTATGTGGCCATAAACACGCCGCTACCCCGCCGGCTACTGCTAAAAGCCATTAACCTGGTGAAGCGTGAAAACGAATGGCCCGAAGACATCTACTTCGGATTTAAAGACATGCTACTCACCACCCTCGACGAGGACAAAAGCGGCGTAAAAGAAACCAGTGAACCGCCTGAATAATGGAAGAAGAAGACTACCTCATCAGCGTGGATATGCTGGCACGCATAGAGCCATCCCACCCCCTACTTCCCACGTGCCAGGAGGGATACAGCAAGATCAACGTGATCTACCTGCGCAGCGCATTGGCGGGCCGGGTAAACGAGGTGAAGGTGGCGCGGCCGCAGGGGCAAAGTGAGGGAAGAGAAGCATGGCTCGAAGATCAGGAGTACATCGACCTGACGCAGCGCAAAAGCGCGCTGTTTGGCCGCCGCTTCAACCTCTCCAACCAGTTCCACGACCACGCAGGGAAGCCAGTGGAGTGCGCCAATATCTCCGACGAGATCCGGCGCGTGCAGCTACAGATAAAAACAGTCTTTCGCCAGATGGCCCACTACAAGACCACCGGCGAGCTCCTGGAGGATGCGCCGAAGGTGGAGCGAGAATATGAGGGCTTAGCCCTCGGCAGGCGATATAGAACCGTGCTGCAAAACGTAAACCGCTGGCGGAAGAAGATCGAGCACGACGCCGCCACAAAAGAAGACTTCATCACCCAGCAATGGGACAAAACCCTCAAAGATTATGAGCGTGAGCTTACGAGCCTTAGAGCTCAAATCGACGCGGAAAGCCTTTAGCCCCGAGGTATTCAAAAAGGCCCCGGTGGTGGATAAGCTGGCGATGTACCTCATCGCTGGTGAGCGCGGGCCGTATCGGCTCAACGAGAGCCAGCAGGAGTACCTGGGCATCTTGGAGGAGGCGTATGTACTAATTAAGGAGTACCGCAGCACGGCATTGGCCCGGAAGTTCCTACTCGATAGAATCCCCAAGCTCACCCACCGCAAAATGTCAGCCATACAGGTGGTGCATGATGCCGAGAGCCTCTTTGGTAGATTCGAGGAGGTGCGCAGACCAGTGCAGCGTGGCATCATCCGAGAAAACCTACTCGCGCGGATACTAAGCTGTGAAAAGCAACTGAAGACCGCAGAAGACAAAGAAGGACCGCTATGGGAGAAACTCATCGCCGGCTACTGGAAACAGCTCGCCGACATCGACCAAGTGAGCACGCAGGAGCACGTAACCGCCGACACCAGCCTGCCCGACATCGAATTCACTAACGACCCCGCCGCGCTCACTGATGTGGTGGAGGACATCGAGCACCAAGAGATATGAACGCCCAGCGCCGCATGTACCTAAACGACAAACAACTCGCTTTTGCAAAAGCGAAGGCACCCACTCGTGTGTGGGTTGGAGGTCGTGGTTCGGGGAAGTCGCACGAGATCGGCGTGGTGAAGCGGAAGAAGATGGCCGTGATGCCGCGAAGTAGGGGCTTTCTATGCTCCACCACCTTTAACCAGATAGCCACCAAGACGTGGCCGGGCATTGCCGCAAGCTGGGAAATTTTCGGACTAATTGAGGGCGTTCATTATGTGTACGGCATACAACCGCCGAAGCATTTCGAGAAGCCACTGAGCCGGGTACGAAACTTCGGCAACGTTGTCTCAATGAGAAACGGCAGCATCATCGAATTCCTAAGCATGGATAGGCCAGATACCGCCCGTGGTGGCTCCTTCGATCATGGAGACATCGACGAGGCCGCCCTCGTGAAGCGCGAACACTGGAGCAAAGTGCTATTGCCCGCAGTGCGGGGCAACCTGCACCGCTTCCATAACACCCACTGGCACCAGATGGTGGGCATGTACACCTCCATGCCTTGGAAATCTTCCGGCCTCTGGATACTCGACTATGAGGAGAAAGCACGCAGGGAACCAGAGAAGTACTTCTACCAGACCGCCAACGCCTACGACAATATCCACATATTAGGAGAAAGCGGGATTCAACGGATGCGCGACGAAATGACCCACCTGGAGTTCCTGATGGAGGTCATGAATGAGAAGATAGTCAAAACAGAGGATGCCTTTTATGATGCCTTCGATGTAGATATACATTGCTACCAACCGAAGTACCTATATGGCCAGGACGATCATGGCCGAGACGTAACCGAGCGTATGCTCGATGTGGATCCCGACCGCTTCCTGGACGCTTCCTTCGATTTCGGTGGCTGGATCTCGTGCTGCTCAGTCTACCAGGAACACACCATTGAGCGCAAGCAGATCGAGCGCATGGTAGCCGCTTTCCATGTGAAGGGGGAGGAAAAGATACCCGACCTGGTGCGGAAGTTCTGCACCAGGTTCGCAGAGCATAAGCACAAGTATGTGCGCCTATGGGGGGAGCCGCACGGGCACGACAAGAACAGCTTCATGAACGACAGCGCCTATGAGTTCCTGAAGAAGGAATTCATTAAGCTAGGGTGGAGGGTGGAGATATGCGCGCCAAGTACTACCAGCCGCAAGACCGCGAACCGCCAGCTCTACATGAGCACGATCATGGGAGAACGCACGCGGGGCTACCCTACCCTGCGTGTCAACCAGGAGACATGTAAGGCAGCGATAGTATCAATACAGGGAGCGCAGAAGCTCAGCGACGGGAGCAAAGATAAAAGCCTGGAGAAGGACAAAGCCTACCCCCAGGAGCACGCCACACACTACACTGATACCGTCGATTACTTCTTCGATCAGAAGTGGGGCCCACGCCTGAGCAGCGGTGAAGCCAGCACCCTCGGCACGGCCGGGGATGTGATGTTCCTCTAGGATGCTCAGGCACACACAACGCGCACATATAACATGCAAATTTTATACTGTGTGTGTCACAAAAAAGCTAATC